GCCTTTTCTTCGCCTACACGCTTACGCCATTCTTGTAATGCTTTTTTCTTTTCCTCTGGCTTCGTCGCTTCTAGTACTGTGGTGACACTGGGGACTGCGAATCCGTCTGGAGTGATATACTTGCGCGATCCGTCTATTGTTTGCTTTTTGAGTTCTTCGTAATTATATTTGTTTGGGTTATACATTTTAATTCTATAAGTGATTGTATATCATAACACTAACATATGTCAATCACAAACAGAAAGGGTAATTACTTAAGTGCGTGTTTTGCCATCTTTTTAACTAGGTCCTGATTTCTAGTTGGTGCGCCGTCAACACCTGTATCAGTACCCTTAAAAATAACTTTGTCTTGCTCTATGTTTTTAACAATATCTTTTAATGGTGGCTTTTGGATCATTTGATACAAATCTGTTTTATCTAAAATCAGAGTTGGATCATATTCTCTAAACTTTCTTAATAAATCATCAGTAGACATTTCTGGAGGAAGTTTTTTATTCTTCAAATCCAGTTTTAGTTTATCGCTTACTATTACGATGCTTTGAACTGCACGTTTCTCAGTATCGAATTCAAAAAGACGCATGTTATCTTTTTGAGCGACCGACTGAACCTTCTGGTTTATCTTCTGGTTCTTCTACTGGGGGCATGTCTGCTGGCATATCTGGTGCCATAGCCATATCGCCTGCTGGAGCCTGTCCAGCACCGATATCAGTTACAGGCATTTCACCACCACCTGTTGCTGGTGCGCCTAACATACTTGGATCGCCTACACCTGTTAATTGATTCATTGCATTTTGCATTGAAGTTTTGCTTTGGCTTAATGCCTGATTCAAGGTTGTCAATGCTTCTGATGCTGCGCCGTTGAATGAAGTTGATTCATTAACACCAATCTGTGACTGAATGCTATCAGTTAATGCTGGCAATTCTTTGACTAGCATATCATTGACTTCTTCAATCATTTTTTGTATGCTATCAAGCATATCTTGTGCAGCAAGAATTACTTCTGACTTCTGTACTTCTTCGTTTTCAACAACGATTCTCGGTGCCTTGATTGAGGATAGATGTTCGTTCAATGCTTGTTGCATGAACACTAATTTTAAATAAGAAGGGCTAGTTTGCTTAGTATAAAAATCCTTCTGATCACGTGCTTCCTTGATTAGATTGTTAACCTTAGATAGCATAGTTTGGGTCGCTTTGCGATCCAACTTAGTAGTGTTGAAGGAAAATTCAAATGTTTCCTTAAGTGCGGAATTAGCCATATTCTTACGATCTAAATCAATGAGTTTCATAGTGTTAATTTCCAATCTTGTTTATATATTTATCAAAATACCTTAATTATCTAGGTTCCATTTCGTCAAATCTCTTGCTTTGCCATTTCTTGCTAGTAGTGATATAACTTTCTAACTCGGTTACTAATGCTTTTTTCTTTAGTTTTTCTTCTACTAGTTTAGCATAAAAGATGGCTCTGTCTTCTTCAGTACTAGATTTTAATATCAATTTCTTATGCTGTGCTATAGCAACATTTAAACTGCTTAGTGCTTCGTCAAGTTCCTGTACGCGCTTAATATATGTGTATTTATTGTGTTTTTCAAATACGCACCAAGTTACAGCATGTTTTAAACTAGCGAAAACCTGAGGAATTACATCTTTTTTACTATCTAAAACATGGACTTTATAATTACCCTGTGTGTCTATAATAACCTTATATTTACCAAATAGGTCATAACTACCGTCATCATTTCTGACGATCATAATGTCCTTTAAGTTTTTGGTAAGTTCTTTAGCAAAGAACTTTTCGACCTTAGTATAGTCCATATCTAGTATTTAATAAAGTATATGTTTCTGTATTCTTTTGTTATGTCCAATTTGTTATTTACTGTGTTCCATTCTGTACCACATTTAATCATAGGTACACCCTCACAGTCATTATAAAGTGCCCCTAATTCGTTTATTCCGTCCTCAAATACACCAGTATAATGCACTTCAAATACAAAAGTCCAATATGGATATGTTTTTAGTCCACTGTCTTTATACACATACCCAAAATAATCTACAGATATGTCATCTATGACATTTTTAATAGGATATTCAATTACATCAGGCTGCGCTCTCAACGATACAGCCTGTAATATCGTGTCAAAGTTAGCCTGAGTATTTCTCTTATAAGTCCAGTCTTGTATATTTGATGTGTCTGTTGGCCTTGCTCTATTTAAAACTCCTGTTTGTGTAATATCAAATAGAGTATGACAAGCAATTTTATAAGACATGCCGTATTTACAGCAATAAAAAAGCCCGAGAATTTTACTTCTCGGGCCTTCGTGTCGCTTTACTTAAACTAATTATTAGTTAGTGAAAGTTGCTGATGCAGTTGTTGCACCACCTGCAAGACCGCCACCTGCAGCAGTCATTGCTGCTGTGATGCTAGTAGTTGTCCATGCACCTGTTGGGTACAATGCAACTGCTAGTGTGTCTGCTGCATCGTCAGTATATTCATAGATATGAACTGTTGCTAACTGCTCTAGGATCTGCATTGCTTGTGTTACTTCTGCTGCTGTCAAAGCACCTGCTGCTGTGAAAGTGAAGAAGTCTAACTTTGGGCCCTGTGGCTGTACTGTTACTGCTGATGTTACAGCGTTTACGCCTGTGTTAGTGTATGATGGAGCGTCAAGCCATAGTACTTGCTTGAGGTCGCCATTTACTCTTGTGAATTGTGCCATGATAAAATCTCCTTGTTAGTTTGAACCTTCAAGAGGCTCATACTATTATTTATTCCTGGCAATAAAAAATGTTGGTTTGGGCTAGTGATTTTAGGCGAAAGGTTTGCCTGTTGAGGGGTCTATAATTGAAGATTTTGCTGGTGCTGGCTGTTGCGCAGGGGTTGAGGGTGCAGCAGCAGGTTGGGTGCTTGCGGGTCTGGGCTCTCTTTCAGGTCTTTGTTTTGGTCTTTGCTTATTAGTCATATATGCTGTATATGCTGCATTGGCCAACTTATTTAATTGGTCTAACGATGTTTTGCCTAATTTGCCCTTATTATTTCTGATATCTTTTTCAATTTGGACTGCTGCATCCTTAACTGGTTGCTCGTTATATTGTAAATTACGCACAGCACTATTGAACCATTTTACGATAAAACTGCTAATACTTTCCTGCTCAGTTAAAATTGACTCTTTTACATATTGCTTATCTTTAAGTCCTAGCATTAATCTTTGCATATCTGCCGGGGAATAGCCCGCTTTCTTAATAGCAACTTTTGCTGCTGCCGATGCATTCTGCCATTCACTTTGCCCGCTATAATCTGCAAGTCTGTTAACTAATTCTTTTCCTAATTCAAACTTCTTAGCAGGGTCTTTTTCAGCAGTCATTGACGAACTTTGCTGTTTGACATAGTTATTAAAGTTGGCAATAGACTTTGATTGAGTATCCCTAGCAGCGGCCTTAGATTGTAGTGTACTTTTTACTCTTTCTGGTTTAGTGCTATCAATATTAGGATCTATTTGTCCGCTTTGTATTGCTGCATTGAGTGTGTTTTGTGCTTTGGTGACAAAATCTTGTATATAATATTTGTATGTTAGGTCTGACTTCCATGCCTTGTCCTGTCCTGGGTCTTGTTTACCACCTGTAAACAAGGACATATAGTCATATTCTTTAAGTGCAAATTCTCTAAGACGCATTATTCTTCTTTATAGACCTGCTAAATCGTTGCGGATCTCTGCTTTTAATACCATTAAGTAACTTTCTTTCTAACACTTCAGCCTTATCTTTATCATAATGACGATTCATTAATTCTATTAGATTAATAGCACTAGTAATGATATTATTGGCACGGCTTTCAATGACATGGTTTATGTCACGATTGTTACCAATACTTTCCAGTTCCTCTAACAGACTGCGTGTACGCTTTTGCATGATTGGATCCTATATGTATTTATCGCTAATACGGGATTATTTCTTTAAAGAATTGAGCAATGATTTGAGTTTTGCGCTCTGTACATCGGCTGTAACCAACTTATTGGTTGACTCTACTTCGGACTGTACCTGCTCATTTGTGGATCCAATTTGACTCGTTCCCTTAATCTTATTCAACAAATCAGTTGGGCTAGGCTGCGGTGCTCTATTATTTCCCTCTGGGTTGGGGTCTGTAATTCTTAATGTTTCAACATCAAATGCTAATTCTATCTTTTGCCCTACCCCAGAACTGCTGCGAGTTTTCATCAACTGTATCTGATATTGACCGCGCTCACGCATACTGCGACTTGTAAAGATACCGAACACATTGTCAGCAGTATTGATCTTACTGATACCACCTGAGATATGACTATGATCAAATTCAATTTCTTCAACTGCGCTACGATTCAACTGACTGGCTGTGACAAATAGTACATTCAATTCTTTAGCCAAGTTACGCAATTCTTCTGATACATATTTGTCCTTGACGAACAAATCGCTAGGACTGACCTTAGCACTAACTGGCATCAACAGGTCAAGATAGTCAATACACAAGAAATCAGTTTTCATTCCTGTTTGTATTTGTAATTCTTTAATGTATGCTCTGATATCATTCACTGTGCTTTGCGCTGGCATGTACTTGATACGCAACTGACCAGCCTTCTTTGCAACCATTTTGACTTTCATTTCAACATTGTCAAGGTCTTTGAAAATTTCTTTGCTACTAGTGTCAGTCATCATACTATCAATACGCATACTACACAAACCTTCACTTAGTTCTAGTGTAATATATACACCACTTAAGCCTGCCTGTACCCAATTGACTGCAAGATTCTGCATGAACAAACTTTTACCTGATCCACTGCCACCTGCAAAAATTTGTAGTTCGCCGCGATTGAAACCTCCATACAATTTTTGATCCATGCTAGGCCAACCTGTACTATTCTGGCCATTATTAGATTTCAATTGCATCAATCGACCGCGAGGATCAGAAAAATAATCTGTACCCATATCACGCTGTAGAGAAATTTGGACTGCGTCCTTAATCAATTTCTCTACAGGGTCATACTCGCCCTTCTCAAGAAGATCAGCACTCTTAAGAATAGCCCTCTCAAGTTCTTGTCGTTTAGTAAATGATTCAAATTCTTCTAAGAACCATTCATAATGTCCTTTATCTAAATCTTCAATTGGCTCTACAGTAATGCCAGTAGTTGCTTTAATCTGTGCAGGTTCTGGCATGATGCTATACTTCTTAGTATGCTCTATCATAAACTCTGCCGCAGGTCGTAATCTGCGATCAAAATTATCGGAGTTTATAATATTCATAACACGGGTATATAATTCCGCGTTAGTTACCATCATGCGCAAAAATAATTCTTGCACTTCTGTGTTATATTCTTTTATCAATCTTCTTCCTCGACATTTCTAATTTGATTTTGCTATTAGTCGCAGACTGTAAGATACTTAGCAAAGTAGGTACTCGCCCATATTTTATAACTGCGTCATTAGCGTCCTTTACATCAATATCCCAATTGGGTAAACTTACATAGAAGCCCAGTTCTATTGCACGGTCAATCATTTCTAACCCTGCTTTATCTTGATCCGGAACTACAATAATCTTTCTGTTTAATTTCCTTAATAAATCTGCTTGTGTGTTGCTGATAGTGTTATGCATTACTGCACAGCCATTGATACTTAATGCATCGAATATACCTTCTACTACGATACAAACTTGATACTCTGACTTTTGCAAGTCATATCCAAACACATAACCTTGTTGTGTTTCATTAATAAACTTAGGTGCGCGATCATCTAGATATCTGCTAGTATGTCCTACTAATTTGTTTTCGTATGTGAACGGTATAATGATCCTATTGGCTTGTCTACCCTCAGCGTTTGGGGTACACATAAACGGATAATCACCTATATTAATATGTCTGTTTTTTAAATAATCAACATATGTTTTATGTTTTACATCTTCTGTGATTAATTCAGCATCTTCAGGTAGTGAGTGATCCTTAAATTTAATTTTAGTTTTTTCTATTTTCTTTTTTGCGTATTCTAATAAGTCTTTATGTTGTAAACTTTCTAGACTCCACTTGTTAATTTGTTCTTCGCTAACATTGCACCATTTTAATAATGTTTTTGTATAGCGATTAATGCTTCGTCCTAGTGTGAAGGTCGTTTTAAACCCACAGTTGAAACAATGATAACTCCAGTTATCACCATCAAACTTTATGCCACCACGACCTCTTTTGTCTGCTTTATGCCCACGATAGCCACAACAAATGGCGTTGAAACTGTGCCAACCGCTTTGAGTTAATTTCTTTCTACCTGGGACTATCTGAAGAATATCAAACACTCAGTAATTATAACAGAGTGTTGTGTAAAAACAAATAATATTGGTTACTTATCTTGCCAAAACATTTGTCACTACACCAGTATTGCTTGTGAATTGCATTTTAACATATGGGTGATAACCATGAATAGTATAACCCTTGGTGTCTGATACATTACTATATTCGGCAGTTGTAATTGGATACCAATCTCCACCTTGAACTTCCGTTGTACCCAATACTGTAACATCACCGTTAAATTCGGCATATGTTGCTTGTAGTGTTAATACTGGATTATTGTTTGTATTAATGATGCTAGTGTAATATGTGTTAGCATTTGGCAATACATTTGATATGCTATTGTTTGGTGTAAGGTTGGGGAATGGTTGTCCTGTAGGAATAGTTACACTTTCACTAGGAACAAAACTTGGTAATACGCTATTGAGAATATTCATATCACCTCGCGCACCGGCTGCTGGATCTACGAACACAGGAAAATCGAAACTACCAACTGGTATTTCTAGACTATAATGTGCTTTTTGGGCATCAATATCTTCTAAATCTGCCGCATTAAGATATAGGTATGCTATACCGGTCAGTGGTAGTTCAAGCGTCAATGCTTTCTTGATTAATACTTGAGTACCGTTATAGTTAATAATACGACAAGTTATTTCCTTGCCTGTAATATCAACTGGTTTCTGCTCTTGATTTAAGAACTGAAACTGTATCTTGTTATCTACACCTTTATGTAGATTGAGTGTTTTAGCATATACTGGCATAAAGGCCCTCGGACTGTTTCCTGAGTTCAGGACAACGATCTGTCTTTGTGTGAAATAAAAAACTGCTGTGCTATATCCTACATTCGTAACCGTCACGGATCATCGCTCCTGTAGAGTATTTATTCCCCAAAAATTAAAATATTAACATTGGGTAAATGTGAGTAAATAATACTAACTTATTACAATGTTACCTAAAGACTTTTTCAAAAAACTATCAGAAAATCATCCATTCATAACGGTGCTATCCTTTGCCAGTCAAGATTATGTAGGCATAGTACAAAATCGTGATGATCAATGCACCAGTTTATATGATTACGGGGCTATAATCGACACTACAGCAAAAGAGCGTTTTTTAGAACTAGGGGATATTTGGTGGTGGGAAAGCAATCGTCAAATCCCCATTAATATATTCTTAAAGGAAGAATGGATGATTTTTAAACCTTATCTAAGGACCTTTAACAACAAGAATCTAGTTGTAGTGCATGGACCAGTTGTGAGCATCAGTGAATTTAATAAGAAAAGGTCTAAGCGTAAAAGCATTACACTTGTAAAACGAATTGCTTAACTTTTTCTTCTGCGCTTTTCTTTAGCCAACTCTAGTGTTGTAGGACCAACTTTAGTGTCAAAGCAGACACCATCCAAATGATCTAATTCGTGCTGAAAGACACGACCAGTTAATCCATGCAATTCAACACGCTGTATATTGCCCTGTATATCTTGGTATTCTGCTATAGTCGTAGCATAACGTTTAACTTTTAGCCATAGATTAGGAAAACTCAAACAGCCTTCTAAATCTTTTTCCTCTCCGGTACCCTCTATGATTTTGGGATTGATGCATACATAAAGTCTGTCATTATTGCCCATAATGAACAATCTTTTAGAAACTCCCACTTGAGGAGCAGCAAGACCTATACCTTTGTTCTCAAACATAATCTTAGTCATAGATTTGACTAATTCAGTGGGGTCACCATCCTTTTCAAAGTCATATGGCTCTGCTATCTGTCTTAGTTTAGGATCACCTTCTTTTAAGAGTTTAATATCCATTGTCCACCAATAAATTCATATGTACTACAACTAAATGTGCGTAAGCCACGGCATGTGACTTTTTAAATGTATAAGAACCTTCTTCTTTTTCCCATATAGACTTACTTACTTCAGCCCAGGGTAGTCCTATTAAATGTTTTTTACCTGGTCGTATTGCTGCAAGAAACATTGCCAGTCGTGGTATAGTATCGATAGGTTCTGGCATTTTCTTAATAGAGTTGTAATGATTACCTATGTGTATTAATTTTTCAACGAACAGAGGGTCATATAGTTTAGACCATAATGGGTCACGCATCAATTCCATTAAATGATGTTCATCTTTTATTTGATTATAAACGTGCACATTTAATAAGTCTAGTTTGAAATAACCTCTATCTTCTGCTTCTTCGTAATCCAATGCACACATTTGATTGACCGGATCATATGGAATTTCTGTCACATAAATTCCTGTATTATGTTTCTTAATTTCATTCTTTCTAATGCTAGCGGGCGTGTGATCTATTAGAGCCAATAGTTTTTCTCTATCACCCAAATCAATATCAATATCACTTTCAAATTTCATTAGCGGGTCAATCCTAACTTCTTATATGCTTGTTGTACTACAATTGCCTGTCGTTCAGCATCATCTACTGCTCTGTGACTAGTAACATGCCCGCCGTCTTTCAAACTAACCTTAGCAATTTCAAACAATGTTCTAGTATCACGCACAGTATAAAATGGCCAAGGTATAGAGTTAGGTCTATCAGTTAATGTTTGACGCATAGCAGTTTCACAAGCAACAACGTCAAAGGGAGCACCATGACTCCATACTGCTCTACGATTCCAACCTATGTGATATAACACTTCCATACAATTTTTAAGCGACATTCTATCTTTGTCACCCATTGCTTCTTCTAATGCCTCTGGACTTTGCTCACTCCACCAGCGTATCGTGTCATCATTGATGATACGGTTGTATTGTTCAGTTTGATCCTCAATAGTTGGCCTTAGTTCCCATGACTCAACAATGCCACTACCATATGGATCAAATCTTACAACACCAATAGTCAGTATAACACAATAAGGAGTTGTGTCAAGTGACTCAATATCAATCATCATATCATCAACCATATTTTAATTTAAAAACTATATATTTCTTTTCATCTACTATAAGATAGTTGTCTGTAATTCCCGTAGCATTTAATTCAAGTGCAAATCCATATGTGTTACGCACATAGTGTACAAAATCTTCAGTACAAAAATGTGTTTGGTCTTTCATATATTCTTTACGCAATAGTTTTAAAACTTCCCAAAAATCCCATCGTGCGTGATGACGCTCTACATTGGGATCATCGTCATCATAGTCTTGAAAATTTTTAGGAACTTTGACCATTGCTATTCCATATATTGTCTAAAGATTTCACTTCGTCAAGTATACTGTTATCCAAATAATTTATCAACAATGCAGGGCGTTCTACTGCTTGTAGATTGGGCATACTGCTATGTAGTATTCTACAATTATAGAACAATAATGACCCTGTAGGCAAATCTGGTTGTATGCAATTATCTAAGAACCAGCGATTGTATTCACCACTATAACATTTTTTAATATCGAAATCACGCTTCTGACTAAATGGAACTAGTCCTGTGCTAGCGTAGTTTTTATCTAAATGATCTAGTGATATGATACATTGAATGCCCAGTAGTCTTTTATCATAGTTGTAATGTTCAAATCTATGCGGAGTATCAACATGTGGGTTGATCCACTCACTGCCTGCCTTTATGAATACTACATCACTAGCATACATATTCATGTTAGGGAAGTGAGATTGCATCACAGGATCTACTAATTTTTGTATTTCTTGCGCTACTTCAAAATCATTGACGAATTGACTCCACCAAACACTTATATCAGGTAAGTTCTTTATATTTTCACGCTCGGCATAGACTTTATTGCTACTGCTAGCCCTAACCGGATACAAATCTTTGATACACGATTTAAAATCATTAATTAATGTGCGTGGAATAAAACTAGGAAGGACCTTGTAGCCCTCGCCTTCAATAAGTATTTGTTTGTAGTCATTCATTCTCAATTTAATATCCGCCGGCACTTAACAATTCTTTAACCTCTGGTATAAGATTTTTATTCTTTGTAAACTTGATAGCCCACTGCTCTGGATTTATATATTCTAATATCATTTTCTGTTGCGTAACATCTAATGTTTCAACAAATTGCAAACCACTTTGGCTATGATATATCATCCAAGGACTAATTTTACCTTTAGTAATTTCAAAACAAATTTTATTCTTATTGCCATATCTAAAGATATCTTTAGTTACTAGTCTATCTGTTTTAGCCAGTTCTATAGTAGTTTCAATACTTCTAGCAATCGCATCTAGTGGATCTTCATTCTTTAAATGATCAATGATAAATTTTGTATAGTTGCTATCCTTATTCCATGAGTCTACACTAATTTTCTCTTTGAGCAACCAATCTACATACCTGGACACATTTAACACTTGCGCATCCATACAATAGTTGCCAAATTTTACGAATGCTGTATAGTATGGACTGCCTATAAAATCAATGTATTCTTTCTTTTTCTTTCTACTGTGCTTGTTGAAGAATTGTAGCCATGCTTGATAGCCTATCTGATTACCTCGCTTGTCACGATCCTGCCACCTGCGTTTGGCTTCGCAGATATGTTTTTTCATGGTAGATTCACGGACAAACTCTCTACCACAAAACTCACATGAGTTATCAGATGTTGCCGTGATCTTGTTCATATTGTAATATTTCTTCGTCCGTAACAATTTTACTCAATACTTCTATCTCGTCAAGTTTTAAGTTAGGGAATTTGCTAGCAAAATAGAATTTGCGTTTGTTCTCATCACAAAACTTTTCTGTAATCTCAGCCAATACAGCCTCGTTTTCTTTTGGATATAGTTTCTGATAGTACTCAAAAATTTCTTTTTCACTAGCCATGTCTTTAAGTCTTGCTAATTTTTCTCTAAGATGAGGAATATACTTATGATATTGTTTACCCACACCCGGGCTTGCAGCACACAACATGAGCCATTGTAATTTAGGATTCTTAACAACATTCTCATCGAAAAAATATTTGTTTGCGTGATATTCTGTACTGCGCAGGTAATAGTCTTGAACTTCTTTACTACCCTGTACAGCACTCATCCAAATCAACATCATATAGGGTACGAACTTACGCTGCTGTTCAGCAGTAAGTGTATCGTAATAATTATAGTCTTTTTTGTCTAGGGCATTTAATGCCTTGAACAAATCAAAGTCTACATCTGTAAATTTTTCATCTTTAGAAAGTTTCGCTTTCGCCATATTCTTCTACTTTAGCATTATTGCCCCAAACACGCAAGGCATAAGTGTCCGCTTCTTGTTTAGTTTCAAACAGTAAAGGAGCAAGATGAAACTTGCTATCGCCTTGTGTGACCCACAACCAATCACCATACTCACCGTGATGGTCTAGTGCTATAGGAACTTTGATTCCATACTTCATTAAAACACCTGATTGTAATCAACGATTTCACAGTTGCGACTAATTTCTTTTACGAAATATACACAGCGAGGTTTGGGAGTATCATCTATTGGTACACATAAGAATTGTCCATTACGCAATCTAGGGGCATACCAAGTAACTTCGCTATAGATGTCTACAATTTCAATTGGGGTAAATGTAGGGCTGAAAGAACTTAATGGATT